GAATAATCCCCAATAAATCGAGATTTCGATGGTTTCCTTTACGCTCAGCACGCTTGCCCTTCCATTGCGGATAATCTCCAGTCCATTACGAAAAAAACGTGCTGTGTGGAAAATATAGGGGTATTTGCTGCTTGTGCTCGGTTTCCCTGCAAACTCCAGCACCGCCATATTATGTGCTGTCTTGGGCAGGTTGATGGTGTATGTCGTGTTGGCGGTCATTTTCGTGATGTCACGGAAAAGGTTGCTCTTGATGTCGAGCGTGATTGCCGTTTCCTCGCTCATATCCATCAAGATGCCATCGATGTAAAGTTGCTGGTCTGTCATAGCTGCTGAATCTGTGTATTGTTAATAACTAGGTTGCAGACGAAATCCTGCAACTCTGCCGTTGTCTTGGTGTAGGTTCCTGCCTTGATTGTCACGCTCTGCCAGTTGTTGCCCCCGAGGAACATATCCACGACTGGGCTGCTGGCTAGGTCTTGCAGGAAATCGAACGTCTCGCTGTCCACCAGCGGTGCGCAAAGCGGTATGGTATCCTCTCTGCTGTAGCCCTGCCTTCTGCCGTTCGCTCCAAGGAAGCCGAATATCGTATCGTCATACCCTCTGAGGTTGTTGCGCATAAAGCTGGTTTCGCTGCTTATCGCCCTGCTCTCATCGCCTTGCGTGAATAGCCAGTAACGGTAAAAGCCGTGTCGGTCTATCCATCGCAAATAAATACCCTTCTCTGTGTCGTTCCTTTCTATCCTTGCAAGAAGAGACTGCTTTCCCCCGCTCTCCATCGCAAATGTAAGGTCGAAAACGTCCGTGAACGTTCCCTGCTCTATCTTTCCATCGTAGTCGTAGATGTTCCAGTACCTCGCATTGCTAGGCAGGACGCTGGCGCTAATGTCAACGATGCCATCGATTCCAGGCTTGACAAGCTTGTTAGGTGCTCCCTCGTAGCCGACAAGAATCTGGGAAGCCTCATTGATATAAAGACCAAAGGAGAATGGGAAATGCGTGAACCAAGTAAGCTTCTTGAATCCGTTCCACGTCTCGCCTGCCCTCATCGCTCCCCACACGTAGAAGGTCGTATAGCTGAATGTTGCAAGGTCGCTCCCCTCGCTGTCCTTAACCTTCACGGAAATATTGAACACTGCCCCGAGGTTGCTCTGCTGGTTCTCCCTGGTGTAGTCGAGGTTCCCGAAGCTGATGCCATCGAAGAGTGCCTGCACATATTCCCGGTAGTCCATGATGCAGTTCTCTGCAAACGCTTCCACGCTGTACGTGTGCGCCCTGGTCTCCCTGCTGATGGTTGTCTCGATGCTCGCAACGCCCGAGCCGCTCGCCTTGATGATGCAGGGAAGGAAAGCGAAGCCTACAGCGTCCGCATACTTAATCGTGATGCCGTTTTTCTCTGTCTGTCTCATACCGTCTCATTGTTTAGTTTGATACTCCCCACCGACTGGTGGATTAAGAAAATAAGTCGCTGCCCCAGCCGTTTCATCGTGTCGGGCACAACGTTGCTGTACACGTCAGCCCTGCCGCCAGTGCGGTGCAGCCTAGAACCCTTGTTGGCGATGGTGTGGGCGATAGCCCCTGCCATACTCATATCGCCACGCTCTTGCGGTGTGTACTTGTGCGGTCGCTGGGTCTTGTAGGGGATAGGTGTGCCGTGCAGTCCCTTGTCCTTCATCCACTGACGGATGATGCCACGGAAGCCGTATGGTATCTTTCCTGCCCTTCGTCCAGTTTCCAGCACACCGAATGGCTTGTGTCCCCATAGGATGGTCTCATCCTCGCTGGGCTGCTCCACCTTTAGACTCGCTATGGTGCGCCCCGATGCGTTCTGTCCGTTGATTCTGATGTGGTTGATGATAAGCTGCCGTGCTCTCTCCACTTCCTCCCTCATTATCAGCGATGCCGCCTTGGGGTCGAATTGAATACCTCCCTTGCTCATACCACACACCCTCCTATGCTCTGTGTCAGTTGCAGGGAGTACATCACGCCCGACACGATCGTGCTCAGCCGCTCGATGATGGTCTCGTAGTACTGCTGCCCCTCCAATGGTTCGAACTGGTGCGACTGGTTGATGGCTCGTATCATCCTTGCCCCTGCCACCTTCATCCGGTCGATGCACTCTCCGTTGTCTTCTCCTTCCGCTCCCCTCGGTACGGTGTCGAGATAAGCCAGGGCAACGTTCACGGTGTCGTAAACCCTGCCGTTGCGTATCTCTGTCGTGCCGCTTGCTGGTATGATGCACACGATTGCCGGGTAGCTCAGCTTCTCCAGCTTGGTGTCCGCTGTGTCCCAGTCCTCGAAAAGGTAGGTGTAGTCCGGCAGCGTGTCTGCTGCCAGCTGCTTCAATGTTTCTCTGATTGTTGTTGCCATAATTATCTTGATTTACGTTTCATCTCCTCCGCCTGCAACTTCTGCAGGTTCCGCTCGTAGAGACTTCTCTTGTTGTCCATCTCCATACACTTGTAGATGCGAAGCCACGGTGTCTTCAATACCTGGTCGTGGTCGCTGATGCCCATCCTCACTGCATACCAGTCCAGCATACCGAACAAACCGAACCGCAGGGTATCGATGCCTGCCTCCTTCTCCAGTCGTGTTGGCTTCGCTGTGTCGGTGCTCTCGAAGAGCTTGTTGATGCGCTCAACCTCTGCTGTTACCCAGCCGATGAGCATAACGACATCAACCGCCCTAGCCTGCTCCACTTCCTTGTGGCTCAGACCGAGGACGGTTGTCACTATCTGATACAGACTTTCCTCGCTGTCCGATAGCTGGGATAGGTCTATTAGCTGTCCGATGGATAGCTGATTGAGATTGTCGGGCACTTGTTTCTCCCCGACAAAAGCTGGTCGTGGCTGCTTGCCGATTTTATAGCTGGTGTGCCTTGCCACTGCCAGCCAGTACTTGAATGTAGTGTTCTTATCCATACGCTTTATAATTTTGTCGTAGTTATTGTCTCAATACGTGCGCCCTAGCCGTTCCATGGCTTGCTACGGATAACTTCTTCAAGGCTACGTATCGTATTGCGTCTATGCCGTGGTTGAATGCGTCTATAGGCTGGTTCGTGGTCTCTCCATCCCTTGACTTCTTCCACTTGTATTGCTGCATATTCTCGATAATGCCGTGGCTGCGTCTTGTTATGTTGATGCGGAAACGCTTCAAGATGTCGATGCCGTTGTTGATACTGTCCGCTCCCTTGGTGCTGCCTATTATCCACAGCCCTTGGTTGTGTATCTCCTGAATGCTCTTTGGCTCTGCCGAGTCCGCAATGATAAGGTCTCGTTTCGTCAGTCCTTGCTCCTTGCATCGGTCTGCGATGTCTTCGTTCGTCAATCCGGGCTGGTAGATTTCCTCGTCAACCCATAACTCTCCGTGTGCGAGAATAACGTGCTCCAGCGCAGTTGGATCGTTGGTGAATCCGAAGTCCATACCCCTGCACTCCATCTTCCACTCCTCCCTTGGTGGCAGCTTGTCAACGATGCCCCAGTTGGTGAAGATAAGCCCGGTTATCTTTCCAGTCAATCCTCTAGCATACACTCGCCATAGTTCGGGGTCGTCAATCTCCTCAATCTTCTGATGCTCCTGCGCTGTCAGAAATCGGTTGTTTCGGTGGTCGCTCAATATCAAACGGCAGTCATCCCTTCCGATGATGTTGTTGTGCACCCAGAACCTTGCGCTTGGATTGTAGTCGATGAACACCTGCTTTCGGGTTCGGATGGCAAGCTGCCAAAACACTTCGTAGGGCACACCGTTCGCCTCGTTCACGAACAGGTAGTCACGCTTACCGTTCTTTGCATCCTGCGCATCCTGGTAACTCTTGAACTCGATGATTGAACCGTTCTTACCTCTGTAGCTGCTGTCGCTCTTGTTGTTCTTGAACCAGTCCAGCAGTTCTGCCCTTGTGTGCAGGATGGTATCGAGGTCTCGCATCGCTCCCACCTTCAAGTTCGGGAGGTCTTGACCGCACACCGTGATAATTGCCATCGGGTGCTCAAAAGAAAGCACTATAAGACGCTGCATAATGGTGTATGTCTTCCCCGAGGACGTACCTCCTTGGTTTACGAGAAACCTTGGCTTCACGTCCGCATTCGGGTCATACAGTTCACCAATAACGTCAAATAGTGCCATTCTTTCAAACTAAAAACTTAAAACTTAGAACAAATTATGTGTAAAAAATCAATCTCTATCCAAACCTTCACGCTCGATTACTTCCTGCTCGCTGGATGCACACTGGTGTCCAGAGTTGATGTAGCGTACCTCGATACCGCCTTGGAAGCCTGCGTTCAGGTCGAGCACGACCTTATCAAGTCCGAGCAGCTTGCAGATTTGCGTCTCAGCTTTTAGGATGATGTCAAGATACCTTGGGTCTCCGAGTCCTCGCTTCTCAGCATCGTACATTATCGCCTTGACGGTCTCCATCGTTACCTGCCCAGTTGCAGGATTCTCGCTTGGCAGTCCGACTTGCGTCTGTGTCTTGCCGTGGTAGTCTTCCTTGGATTTCTCCCACGCATCCCAGGCTTCGCGTATTACCAGCTTCAATCTTGCAACCTCGCTGGTTATCTTCTCGTCGGTGTCGGTCAGTCTCTCTTCCCTCCACTCCTTCAATAACCGCTGAATGTCGCAGTGTGCTTGATTGTATTTCGGTCTGCCGAGCCGCTTGCGAACTTCTGCCGTGATTTCTCGCTCGGTCCATCCCTTGCGGTATAAGGGTGCGATAATCTGCAAGCGGTTTTCAATGTCGATTTTCTGCGCTCGATGTTTATTGTTGTTACCTTGTGGCATAGTGTTCTGATTTAAAATTTCGCTCCATTGTACTTGTACACGATGTTTCCCTCGCTGTCCCGTTCGTCAGCTGGTACCATTGCCCCTTCGAACATCTTGTATGGCGAGTGCGCTGCCTGCGGATTGTTCCAGCACCACTTCATGTAGTCGGCTGCGCTCATCGTGTAATACTTCGAAGCCTTCTCTCGTGTTCCCAGGTTCATCGCCTTCTCCAGTTTCGCCCTCAAAAGGTTCTCTGCATCCAGCTTGATGTCGCTCCACCTCACGTACCCCTTGCGCTTGCAAATGTTCAGTGCTTCGCACATCTGCCCCCTGCTGTAGTTCCACGTTGGTGGCAGTCCGCAGCAACTTCCGTTGTGGCAAAGTTCCTTGAAGTGTGCGTCCGATACGTAAAAGCGCATTCCCAGCTGGTCGCACAGTTCCTTCATATTCCGGAAGAACGGCTCTTTAACTTTGCGGTTCAGTCTCAGATAGCCGGACTGAACGCTGTACTTCTTGTAAAATGCGAGAATGTCGAAACCTGCCATCTTACTGATGGTAGGTAATAATTCCCTCAATGTCGGGCTTCTCGTCTCCAGGCAGAAGAACTCTGTGCTCAAAGCGGTAGCCCCTCTGTTGAATGCTTCCTTGATAAGGTCGAGGTACGTTGGCGTGCTCACTCCTATGATGAAGGGTCTCAGTCTCAACGTTGCCCCTCCTGCCCCTGCATTGGCGATGCGCTCGATGGCTTCCAGTCTCGCTTGTGGGCTTTCCACCCCTCGCTCTATTACTCGAGCCTTCTCTGCATCGCTGGTGATGATTGAGAACTTGAAGTTCCAGTTCTTCTGCCCTCTGATCAAGTCCATGTATCGCTCATCCTTGGTGAACCATGCTCCCTTGGTCGAGAAGCAGAGCGGATAGTCTATGTCCTTGAAGAAACGCAAAAGCTCCAGTGTCGTTCCGTACTTCCGTTCGAAATTGTCGAACTGGTCGCTCATACTTCCCCACTGCATGACCTTGCGAGCCTTGATGTATGGTGCAAAGTCTCCACCGTGCTTGTCTGGGTCAATGAACATTCGCTTGATGCGCTCAACGCTCACGTCCTTAACCTGCTTGTGCAGGTACTCGTTCTTCTTGCTGCCAATCCCTCGCTGGTTCTGAGCAAAGCAATACATACAGCCAAAGCTGCAATTACTGTAAGTATCAAAGGCCATCGGCATTGAGCAATCGGGGAACTCGTATGTTATTCTTGGCGTATTGCCGTAATGTTCTGCCATATCCTTATGAATTTATTTTATTGATGATAAAGTCTGCGATTTGGTCGGGTGTCTGCTTCGTGGTGTCTATCGCTACAACGTCACACCCCGCAGTTTGCCATTTCTTTGCCGAGTGTGCCGATTCCCGCTGTCCTCGGATAATATCCTTGCTCAACGTTCCGTTCGACCGTTCTGCGAGCCTTTTCTGGATTTCTTCCAGTGGTGCGTATAAGAATATTACAATCTGTCTGTCCGCATTGAACATTGCGTGCGTCAAGTTCGGACCCCAGCATTTAAGTCTCATCCCCTCGCAAATAATGCAGTCGGTGCTTTCCAGTGCCTTCTTCACGATGTCACGCAGTATGGTGGTACCGTTCAGATTGTCAACACCTCCGTACTTAACATCGTATCGCCCTGCAAATGCAACTCCCTGCCGGGTGCTGCTTATTCCGTGCGAATAGCTTTCGATTCCACCAAAGCTTTCTATTAGCTTTCGTGCAACGGTGCTCTTTCCGCTGGCGTTGGTTCCAATGATAAAAACACAAGTCTTTCTCATATTCGAGTTATTTTTATTAAATTTCGTCTCTGCCGGATTGAATTGTTCCGAGCGGATAGTTTATCCATTTCAAGCGTTTCTCCGACTTAAACGCGAAATTTCCGACTATTCGGGTTTTTCTTTGAGTTCGTCCACATCGAAGTTTCGCTTGTCGATTGCGTCAAGTCCAAGCATGTCTGCCACGGCTTTTGCGTCCTCGCTGCGATATACGATGATGATGCGCTGTTCCTCGTCCGATGGTGGTTCGTAGGTCGCTGCTTCCTGCTGGATTTCCCAGGGGTTCAATCCCCATCGCTGCATATCGTCCACGTCAAACGCTCCCTTCAACTTCTCTTCGTCCCAGCTGCCAAAGTAAACGTTATCCTTGATGATGAACTCGTCCGTCTCTTCCTCGGATAGGCTGTCAGCAAAAACGACCTCGACTTGTGGTTCTGCCTTCCACTTCTCCCAATGGCTGCAAAGTTGCTGCTTCTCTCCATCGGTCAGTTTCACGGCTACGGCTTCTATTGCGTTCTTGATTGCTTCGTCTTCCATCTGTTCGATGTTGAGCAGGGCACGGAAGCGCATATTACCTCCGAGGATAACTCGGTTCTCATTGCAGACGATTGGTCTCATCTGCAACATCTTCGGAAACGTCAGAATGCTCTCAACGAGCTTCTGCATCTGCTGTGGCTCTATGCTACGTGGGTTGTCTTGGTTCTCCACCAGGTCGTGCAGGTTGATGTTCTCGATTCTATTCTTCTCCATGGTCTTCCTCCTTTCCTTCTTCTTGTCTTGGTTTCAGTTCGTCAAAGTTCCAGACGATGCGGTCGATATGATCAACTCCAAGCAACTTGGCAAGGAA